GTGGTATTGTGGTTGTTAATCTCTTAGTCATAATCTGAATAATCTTGATAATATAAGTCATCACCTGGACCATATTTTTCTTCTAAATATTCTGCTTGTTCCATTGTGCTTTCATTCATGGCTTTAACTTTTTTTCTTTTTTCATTACTTTTTTCTATTTTTTTCATATCTGTTTTACCAGTTGCAAAATATTCTAAACGACCTGTATCAGACATTAACTCATCAACACTGTTTCCATAATTTTCACCATCAAACTCTATATCGTAGTCATCAGGTCCAGTTCTAACTCCTCTTGGCTCAAGCTCTGTTACATAAAAATCAGGAGATGGATTTGGATTACCTTCATCTGGTAATTCTTTTTTATAAACTAAATTAACAGAATCACCGCCCATATTATCTGGATTTTCATATTCAACTCTTACAGTGCCGGTATCAAGTTCTTGATATACATATACTGTTTCATTTTCACCCATATCAGCTTTGTGAACAATTTCTCTTTCTTTAGTTGCAAATCTTTCAGTTACGTTTTCTCCTATTCTAATTACTTTATTAACCAATAAATCAAACCATTCTGGTTTTCCTTTTACTACTTCGGTTTTTACTGCATCAAGAACAGGTGCAGCTTCTTTGGCTACGTCAAAGAATCTTCCAATAATTGGTAGTGATGCAAGTCCACCCATGATCTTCATAAACTTTCTTTTACTAGGATCTTCTGGTCCATCTGCGAAACCTTTTCTAATTAATCCACCACTTGCTGCAGACACTCCCATCATGTCTTCTTGTTCTGCAATAAATTGTTGATAAGCTTCTGGATCGTTTTCTCTCATCTCATTAATTCTTTTCTGTTCTTTCATTGCTTGGTTTACTAACTCTACACCTTGTAAAGCGATACCTGCAGGTGTGAAACCTCTTGCAAGTCTTCCGATAGGGTTTGTTAAAAATCTACCGATATTAGACATGATACCTGTGCCACTTCCTGCAACTCTTTTTCCTAACTCAGGTAATAAAAGATCTGCACCTGCAATAGCATAATTAGGATCTTCTTTACTTAATTCTTTACCCGCAAAATATGTTGCAGCTGGCACTGAACCAAATGCTTTTAATAATGGTTTTGCAAGAGCGCCATAAATTTTTCTTCCTGTCTTTGTAGCTAAAGGTGTTGCCGCTGCAGCTGCTCCTGTAAGAAGTGGATATTCTTCTATTAAACTTTTGTCTTCTTCTTTTTCTTTAGTTGTTCCAGCTAAAGCAAAAGGTGTTGCTGCTAAAGTTGCTAACCCTGAAATGATTCCTACTTTACCACCTTTACCAATTAAATTTTTGAATCTATTTTTTACTGTGTTTTGAAAAGATTTGTTATCTAACTTTTTTGATATGTCTATAAGTGAATCTGTATCCTTGTCTACTTCAAAAGAGTATCCGTATTTTTCATAATGTTCATCAAACAAATCTTTAAATTGATTATATACTTTTTTATTTTTAATCGCTTTAGATGGTGGTTCAAAAGTTAATCTCATACCTTTTACTTTTTTAGTAGGATTATTTTTGTTTGCCATTAATTCAAAATCGTCTACTTTTTTATTATACTTTTCTAATTCAACTAATCTTTCAGGATCATTTTTAGCAAGTTTAATTAACTTTCTTTCAAGAAAACTTTTATCTACATCTAAGCTGTTTCCTTTTATAGAGTCATTAAAAGTTCTACCTAAAACTTGTCCAAAAATAGTGTAAGGACTATCCGTTCTTGCACCCGCAGTTAATCCACCAATTTCATCAACTGCTAACAAACCTTTTAATTCTGGAATAAAATTAAATATTTTTCCTAAAATATCTTTTCTAAGATTAGCAAGTCCTTCATCAATACCAAAAATTTTAGAAAATCTTTTTTCATTGTAAGCTCTTGTTCTTTTTTTTCTTGGACCGTATTGTCCTTCTTTATATAACTCTAAATCAGTAATAGCGTTCGTAGCTAATTTTTTATATTTTTTAGGAACTACTAAACCAGATTGTCTTACTGGCACCTCTGTTCCCGCAAGATAGTTAGCTAAATCAACTTGTCTAGTTGCAGCTATAGTTCTAGTAGATTTTAAAACAGATTGAATCTGGCTTTCAGTTGGAAATTTACCAGCATCTAAAGTATCTATAATTGTTTTTCTACTTAATAATTTTTTAAGGTCTTGTTCTAATTTAACTCTAGCACTACCTTTATATCCTTCGGGTAATTTTATTTTATAAAGATCTTCAGCAGCTTTAACATGTTGATTGCTAACAAAAAATCTTTCATCTCCTGAAAAATTTTCAATAATTTCTTGAGCAGAAGGATTTACTTTATTTTTTTTATTAAATTTATCTATATATTCTTTAATTGCTTCTAAACGAGGTTTATAATCAACCGGAAGTTTTTCTAATACATCAGTATACTTATTTGTAGCATCTCTTGTTGATTTAAAAGTATATAGCTTACCTTGATCATTAATCTTATCTTTCATGAATTGATCATAAAATTCTTGATTTGTTAGATTAGAATTTTGGTTTCTTAATTTTATAAAATCTTCTTTGCTAATAAATCTATCTATAAAATTTTTTCGATTCTCTAAAGCTGTCTTTACATCTCCAGTAAAAACTATTCGATCAGATTTTACTCTTACGGCTCCTTCTGGTATAACATCTCCTTTATATCTAAAATAAGGTTGTCCTTCATATTTCTTATGCCAATTTTTTACAGCACTAGGGTCTAATGGTTTTTTTACAATACCCAGTCTAGGAATTGAAAACCCTTCTCTTGTACCAAGATCCTCTCCTTCGATAACACCGCCCCCGATCGCTTTATTGTCTCTACCGTAACTTGGTCCTAATATAGCAGGCTCACCTTGCATTCTTCCTTCATCAGCAAGTGTTCGATACATCTGACTTCTTTCTCTTAAAAAGCTTATTGCTTCTTGAGGCTGGACTCCGGCTTCAAGGGCCTTGTTGTATTCTTGTTCAATTAAACTGTTGAAGTAATCTTTATTCGTTGAAGCAAACGATGCTTGTAAAAACATATCTGCTTGTTTTTTAAATTCTTCTAGTGGATCAGGTAGACCTTTAGTAGTTGTATCTACTTGCATTGACTTTGATGGTTCTACAATCTGTGGACCACCCGCATCATTCTTTTTTCTAAAACCATGTCTGATTTCAAAGTTTCTTATTGCTTCAAGTAGCTTTGCTTTTTCAGGTCTTTCAGCTTTGTCTAGTGTTGTAATCTTACCTGACTTTTTTAATTCTTCTATTGTAGTTGGTTTTTTACCACTACCACTACTAAACTCTGGACGAGTAAGATAACTCATCATATCATTGTATTGAGCTATCTTCATTACATCCCCATCAAATAGCTTAGTCCGCCTTCAGCTTGTTTTGTTCTTGATGTGTTTTGTAAAATAGACATAACCTCATCTATACTTTTTCCTTCACTCATTAAAGCATCTGCTTGTTCTAGTGTAGCTACCGCTGCTGCTCGGTTATTTGGATCAGGGTCTAAGACAATATTTCTTAAAAGATCATCA